TTATATCATATATACACTGTTTTGTAAAGAGGAAATAGTCAAAAAAATTAGTACCTATAAAGGGTTGAAGCGTTTTCAATGGAAATTATGTGTATAATTTATCGGGAGTTTAGGAGGGATATTTGAGAGCCGACAGCCGATTTATTGAAAGAAAAAATATTATATTTTATTTTTCAAAAGATCGCCCGTCGCAAATTCGCGAAATGCCGGAAATGGCTTCAACGTTAGGACGCATAAAGGAAGTAAACGGCTATATTGAGGCGGCGACAATTAAAGAACGAATTGCGGCGTGTTTGTCGGTGTTCATAAAAAACGTTTTACCTACACCCGCAATCGGTAGACAATCGCAAGACGGGAAAAACAAATATAACGAATTAAAGTTGTCGCCGGGAATGGTAACACAGTTAAATCAAGGCGACGAAATAGACATAGTAAACCCCGGAACAAGCGCAACAAACGGAAACGAGTTTATAAAAACTATGTCGCGCCTTATTTCAGCGGGACAGGGTGTAAGCTATGAGGCTACAAGCCGCGATCTGACACAGGCGAATTATTCATCGGCACGTCAAGCAATGATTGAAGATGAAGAAACGTTTATACCCGAACAAGAGAAATTAAAAGATGAATTTCTTGATGAAGCATACGAAACCTTTGTAATTTCCGCCGTTCTTTCGGGTGCGATTGAATGTCCCGATTTCTGGACAAAAAAAGACGAATATTTATCGCACGAATGGAACAGAAAACCGAAAAAATGGATTGATCCGCAAAAAGAAACTAATGCAAATAAAACAGCCGTTAGATCAGGGCAAAAAACCATAGCTGACATATGGCGCGAGGACGGACGCGATTACAAAGAAGTCTTGGACGAAATGAAAGCAATTCAAGATTACGCGGAAAAAATCGGCTTAAAAAGCGATTTAGTATACTTGACGGGAGGTGAGGACAGTGCAGGACAAGAAAAGATTTGAGGGTGTGCAGAAACGCACCTTTGAAGTAGAAGCGGACGGCATACGACTTGTTGACGAGGACAAAAGAATTGTGGAGTTATCTTTTTCAAGTGAAACACCGATAAAACGGTACGGCGCAAGCGAAATTTTATCGCATAAAAAATCCGCCGTAATGCTTGAACGTATCAACACAACGGGCTGTTTGTTATTTAACCATAACCGCGATAAGGTTGTCGGAAAAATAATAAAAGCAAAAATCGAAAATAAACGTGGTGTCGCCCGCGTGCAGTTTGACACCGACGAGGAAAGCGACGTTATTTTCAACAAGGTTAAAAATGAAACCTTGCGCGGCGTTTCTGTCGGCTATTGCATACACGAGTATTCTCGTGAAGTTACGGGCAAAGGTGAAGAACTACAAGTTACCTATACGGCGACGCTATGGGAGCCGTTGGAAATATCTATTGTTTCCGTCCCGGCGGATATATCTGTCGGCGTAGGTAGAAGTGTAGAGGAAAACGAAACGCGCGGCGTTTCAAATGTATTTGAGTATCAACTCAAACTAAATCAAAACAGACAAAAAACGAACTTTCAATAAGGAGGTACACACAAACAATGAAAAAGATGTTACAAAAAGCACTTGACGCACAGCAGAAGTTAATATCAACCGCAAAAGCGGAAAATCGCGACTTAACGGAAACGGAACAGCGCGAATTTGATACGTGGCAAGGTGTAATTAACGACATAAACGCGAGGGAAAACAACGACGGCGGCACGCCCGAACAGACACCCCCGGCAGAGCCGACAGGCGGTGCACGCGGCGCGGACGAGGGTAACAACAGCGGCGGCACGCCCGAACAGACACCCCCGGCAGAGCCGACAGGTGGCGCACGCGGCGCGGAGGGCTATTCACCCGCAACAGCGTCCGCAATTATAACAATGTGCCGCACATTCGATATTCAGCCCGACGACTATATCGCACGCGGCTTAACTCTTGAGGCGGCGCGCGCGGCTATAATGGACGAACTTATGAAGCGCAATCAGCCCGTAGGCGGACGCGTTTCGATTAAAGCCGACGAAAATGACAAATTCCGTAACGCGGCGGCGGACGGTATTCTTTTAAGGCACGGAATAAACCCCGCAAATCCCGCAGACGGCGCAAACAGTTTCAGAGCGTTATCAATTCGCGAAATTGCGATTGACAGTTTGGAGCGTGAAGCACCGGGCGAAGATTACAGACATATGGATAGCACACAGCTTTATGATAAGCTCGCAAGAGGTTTTTACAACCCCACATCTACATTCCCCGCAATTCTTGATATTGTAGTACAAAAATCTTATATTGAGGGCTTAAAGAAAAATCGTACGCAATATGAGAAGTGGACAGGTGAGGGAACGCTGACAGACTTTAAGGAAAGCAAAAACCACGAATACATAATGTCATTAGGTGGAACACTTGCAAAAATCCCCGAAAACGGCGAACTTCCGGCATATAAGCCTCTTGACGTGGCTATGCCGACGCGCAAATTAGAGACATACGGCAGACAGTTTACAATGACAAGAGAGGCGTTTATAAATGACGACATCGGTCTAATTACAACAATGCCGCAGAGATACGCCGCAATGTCAGCAAATACGCAGAATGAATTGATATATTCAATCATTTTGCAGAATAAAACCATTTTTGACGACAAGCCTTTATTTGACACAACACGCGGCAACACGCTGAAAACAGGTACAAACATAAATCTTAAAGCCCTTGAAACTATGATATATATGCTCGGTATGCAGAAAGACGCGGCGGGCAATCAGTTACAGCTTATGCCGGACTTCTTCCTTGTTCCGCTTGGTATGGGTACGCCGTTGCGTCAGATTTTGGCGTCGCCGACAATTCATACAGCAGATAACACACAGGCGTACAATCCGTATGCTCATATGAACCTTGAAGTAATTGAGGACGTAACTATAAACGCTATGACAAAACCGGGTAATGCGTTACCGTGGTTTATGGGCGTTAAGGGCGAGGGAATACAGCGTGATTATCTGAACGGACAAAAAGAGCCTAACATCAAGAGAGGCGAAGTGCCGGGCAAGCTCGGTTTTGTATGGGATATTTACCACGATTTCGGTGTAGCGGTAAAACACCCGCAGACGATCATACGCAATCCGGGCGTTGTGCTGTCGCTTGGCGAATAATCAATGATCGGTTATTGGGGATATTTGCAGTTTGAAACAAACGATGATTGGCTACAATACCCCGAAAACATTGAAAGAACGGTCAAGGGGCGTTGGAAAACAGTATACCCCGCTGACGGCGGCAGACCGCGCCGAATATTTCAAGGCGCGGACGTTGGTACAATTACATTTACAATGCACTTAGATCAGCGATTTAACAGCAATATCCGCGACCTGTTGGCGCAAATTACTATATGGGTAAACGAGGGTTACGCGCAAGAATTAGTAATAGGCACAAAGCCGCTTGGTTGGAATAAGTGGGTATGTGTTAAAGCGGTTGAAAAATTCCGCGATGTATTACATCACGGCGTAGTTATGGCGGCGGACGTTGAAGTAACATTGGAGGAATACTAAATGTTAGATGTTGATGTAACTGTTTCAAACAGCAGATTTAAAGAGCGCGAGGCAAACGTACTTGAACAGAATATTATATTTTTCTGTACTACACCGAAAGGGAGTTTGCCGCAAATGCGCGGTTATGGCTTGGATTTTACAATTCTTGACGAGCCGTTTTCGACACTTAGAATGAAAGCAACGGTTGATATTATATCGGGCGTTCGTGATTATTACGGTGTGCAGATTAACGATATAAGAGTTACAGCGGACGGAAACGGCAAAACAAATATAAAAATTATCATTTAGGAGGAAAAACAGATGAAAGCAGAATATCATCAGCCAGGCGATACGCTCAATTATATAAATCCGACAGACGATTTTATTACAGCGGAAACGCTTGTTATTTTCGGTAGTATTTGCGGTATCACCGCGACAGATATTGCGCCGGGACAGCTTGGCACATTAGCGACAAAAGGCGTATACCGAATGACAAAAGACGCGGCGGCGATTACAGGCGGCGCAAAGGTTTATTACGACGAGGCAAACGATGTTGTAACAGCCACAGCGTCTACAACACAGGAAACGGAAACAGAGGGCGAAAGCGACACAACAAACAATGTTTTTGTCGGAATAGCAGTAGAGGACGCAGACGCGTCAGCGGCAACCGTTCTTGTTCGTTTAAACGGTTAAGGTTATGACATTCAAGGAAATGTTACAGAAAGATATAAAAAATGTCTTTCTCAATCTTGACGAATTTGCGGAAATACACGATTTGAATGGCTATAAAGTTGCGGCGGTTATTGATGATGATTTTCTTGATGAAATAACATTAAAAATCAATGACGAGCCGCAACGCAAAGCCTCCGGGCTTTTCGGCGGTACGATTGCGATATATGTTGCAACATCTGATTTCGGCAAGCTAAAGCCCGGACGCGCTTTAGAGGTTGACGGGAAATTACATAAAGTAATGTCAACATCAGAGCAAGACGGAATGTTAAAAATCGTAGCAACAAGAACAGGCGGCTAAAATGAATGTTGAAATTTTAATTGAAGTAGACGAGACGTTAAGTTATGCGCGTAAGCATTTAGGTGATATGCAGAAAAAAGCCCCTCTTGCAGTAAGAAACGCGATAAATAAAACGGCGCGTGAAGCTAAAAAACAAGATGAACGCGTTACAAAGCAGACTTACACGGCGAAAGGCGATATAAACGCTTTACAATTTACTAAAGCTACAACAGGAAATTTGACGGCAATATTAAAGGACAAAGGCGCGAATATATCAATGTCGCATTTTACGCATTACGCGGGAAAACGCGGCGTTTCTGCAATAATAAACACAAAGCACGGACGCAAAACGATAGGCAAACACGGCAATAAAGCCTTTATTTGGAACACAATATTTGTTCGAGAGGGCAAAAGCCGCTTGCCTATTGAAAAAATGGTGTCCATTTCATCGCCTGTTATGCACGGTAACGACGGAACGTGGGGAACGATTGAAGATGATGTACGGACAAAACTGTATGAAAATCTTAACAAGGAAATTGAAAGGATATTGAGCAAATGACGGAGATTGATTTACAAAAAGAAATAAAAAAAATACTTCTTGATGAAGTGTTTAAGGATATGTTGATTTTTGAAAATCAAAAAATGAAAGTTTTTGAATATGACGTACCGTTGACAAGTGATTTTGACGACGAGGACGACAAGGACGATTTGCTTTTTCCTTGTTGCATTGTTCGCACCCGCGGCGGTGAAATAAAAACTGCAAGCGATCCGCAATTAACAACAGTTGAAATTTTGGTGATTGTCAAAGACAAGTCGAAAGATATGTCGGGACATCAAAATTTGTTGATTACCGTAAATCGTATTCGTGATTACTTTCTTGCAAACGGCGGAATTAGAGAAAAATTCCGCCTTGTATACCCTATCAAATGGGGAATAAACGATGATAACACATCACCGTTTTTTGTGGGAAATGTAGTTACATTATGGCAAACAGAAACACAGAGTTTTAACGATATTGAAAGATATTTATAGGAGGCTTAACGATGAATATTAAACCTTTGGGAAACAGAGTGTTAATAAAAATGCTTGAGGCGGAAGAAAAAACCGCAAGCGGAATTATACTTACGTCAAAAGCACAGGAAAAACCGCAAATCGCCGAAGTAATGGCGGTTGGCGAAAGCGATGTAGGCGATACGAAATCCGTTGTTTCCGTTGGCGATATGGTACTTGTATCAAAGTATGCCGGAACGGAAATAAAGGTTGACGGCACAGATTACATCATCATAAACGCAACCGACATTTTGGCGGTTGTAGAAGATTATAGGAGGTAAAAAAACAATGGCTGAAAATGCAAATGTGAAAACAGGTATCGGGATAACTGAAACGGGTAATCTTGACCGCAAACAGCTTGAAAATATGAAAGTTGCAGATCTTAAACAGTTAGCCGCTGATATGGGCGTTGACATAGCAAGCGACGCGAAAAAAGAAAATATTATCAACGCGCTTGCCGCTGTCAAAGTTGATATGGACGCGGCGGCTATGCAAATAAGCGAAACAGCCGCGACAGCCGGGGCGAAAATCGGACAGAACGACAACGCTCCGGCGGCGGAAAACCAAACGCTGATAAAACCCGCGCCGTTGGAAACAACGCCGACGGTAAGAAAAAGAATATATGTCGGTGCAAGTGTGCCGGGATATAAAACAAGCACTGTTTTTGAGGGTGAAGAAATCCCCGACGTGCTTAACGTAGATTTTGTACGCGATTTGTGTATTGACGTATCAAAAGTCGGTGAATTTTACAAGAAAAAAGCTGTTACCGACAGCCGCGAAGCGTTTTGCTATCGTAAGTCGGTAGAATATGCAAAAAGTTTAAAGAAATAAGGAGGAACAAACGAAATGTCTAAATATTTACACGGAGTTTATCCGCATACAGGCGATACCCCGATGAACGATGATAGCACGGTTGCGTTCGCACAGGTTGTAATCGGAACAGCCCCCGTTCATATGGTAGAAGATCCGGCGGCGGTAAACGTGCCGATTTTGTGTGAGAGTTTGACGGATTGTAAAAACAAGCTCGGTTACTCGACGGATTTTGAAAATTACACAGCTTGTCAATCAATGTTTACGAACTTTGTATTGAAGAAAAACGCACCTGTTGTATTTATCAATGTTCTTGATCCCACAAAGCACAAAACAGCGGCGGAGGAAAAGGAATATACGATAAAAGACAATACTATTACAATAACTGATAGTGTTATTGTATCATCGCTTAAAATAACAAAAAATACCGAAACAATAAGCGCGGACGAATACGTTACAGAATGGGTTGACGGTAAACTTGTAATCCATTTTGTAGACGAACAGACGGGCGAAGCAACAATCGGATATGATGTTATTGATCCGTCGGCGGTTACTAAAGATGATATTATCGGCTCATATGATCCGAAAACCGAAAAACGCACGGGCGCGGAGCTTATAAAAGATGTATTCCCGAAATGCGGAGTTACGCCGCTTCTTACACTTGCGCCGGGTTGGACAACATATGATGAAGTCGGCGCGGTACTTATGGGAAAAACAGAGGAAATAAACGGCTGTTACTATGCAATGACATTGTTTGACCTTGATACAACAAAAGCAAAAACAAGAGCTGACGCAATCAAGGAAAAGAAAGCAAGAACAATGAATGAAAACTGTATCGCGCTTTTCCCGATGATTAAAAAGAACGGTTACATAATCAGTTATTCGGCATATCTTGCCGCGCAGATTATGGAACAGGCGGCGGCAACAGACGGAATTACTTGTAAATCACCGTCAAACAAGTCAATGAATATTGACGATTGTGTTCTTGCCGATGATACAAGCGTCTTTTACGATCAAGAGGACGGAAACGAGCTTAACGCGGCGGGAATTGTAACGATTATTTCTCGCAACGGTTGGTACTCTTGGGGCAACAATACGGCGGCATACCCCGCAACAGACGATCCTGTTAAACGTTGGATAATGACGAGATTAGCGTTTATGTGGATCGAAAACGATTATGTCAATACGGTAACACCGAAAATTGATGATGATCTGAGGAAAGACAAGATTATCGACAACGCAACAACAGATTACAATATAAAACTTTCTTCTTGGGCGGCGACGGGAAGAATAATCAAGGGTAAGATTTCATACACAGCCGCCGACAACAATTCAAATTCGGTTGCAAACGGCAAATTCAAAGTACGCACAAGACTTGCGGCAAACGTACCGGGTGAAACAATCGAAAATGAATTTATGTTTGATATGGACGCTTTAATTGAAGCAGTAACGGGAGGTGCTAACTAATGTCAAAAATACCCTCACAGGTAATGGACTTTTCTGTTTATAACGGTAATAACAGATTAGTCGGCGCGGGTGCTGAAATTACATTACCTACAATAACATCAAAAACATATACGGCGGATCTTCCGGCGGGCGAGATAGATTTACCGTCAATGCGAACAGAAAATCTTGAACTTGAAATACCGTTTAACGTTTTTGACGCAGAAGCGGGCGGAATGATAAGCGTATCAACCGTAACAACGGTAACAATACGGGGTTGCTTACAGGCTTCTAATACCACAACGCACGACTTTGATTATTCGGGCGTTAAGGTTACGGCTAAAGGTTTTGCAAAAGAGGTAGCCCTCGGAACGTTGAAGCGTAGCGACAAAATGGATAGTAAAATTACTATGACATTAAGCTATATCAAGGTAGAGGACGGCGACGGCAATATCTTTATAGAAATTGACAAGCTGAACGGCACTTACATAATCAACGGCGAGGACGTAAGAGCGGGAATAGATAAATATTTATAATTCATAGACGACTAACCGACGGGCGCGGCACGGAGGTTTTAACGAATGGGAAAAGAACTTGAACTTGCCATAAAAATTGGTGGTCGTCTTGATAAGTCGTTAGGATCAGCGGTAAACAATGCACAAAAACAGCTTAATTCAATAGGCAAAGTTGCGAACAATATAGGAATGGCGGTAACAGCGGGAGTTGTTACCGCCGGAACTAAATTAGTTGTTGATAGTGTAAATACATACAAGGGCTATCAATCAGCTTTAAACAGTGCGGCGGCGACAGCGGGTATTGAACGCGGAACGGCGGAATATGAAGCTATGAACGCGGCGGCGCGTGAAGCGGGACGAACGACGGTAAAGACCGCAGAAGAAAGCGCAAACGCACTTGAATATATGGCACTTGCCGGGTGGAGCGTCGAAGATAGTACAAAGGCTTTAATGCCTGTTTTGAAATTATCAGCCGCAACGGGCGCGGAACTTGCCACAACGTCAGATTTGGTTACTGATAGTATGGCTAACTTAGGGTTAGGCATAGACGATCTAAACCATTACTTAGATGTTTCGGCAACTGCAAACAACAAGTCAAATCAGACGGCTATGCAGTTGCAAGAGGCATATTTGGGCGTTGGTGGCGTTTTGAAAAATCTTAATTCGCCTATTGAGGAAAGCGCCGCCGTTTTAGGTGTTCTTGCAAACAGAGGTACAAAAGGTAGCGAAGCGGGTACGGCTTTAAATGCTATCCTTGTAAATATGCAGAAACGGAGCGGCGACGCATACAAGGCAATGTCTAAACTTGGCGTTTCAATGTATGACAGCGGCGGAAAAGCGCGATCCATTATTGACGTATTTCAAGAAATATCGGATAAAACGTCGGGAATGACGGAAGAAAACCGAAACTTAATGTATCAGATGATCGGCGGCAAATCACATCTTGATAGTTTTGCTAAAATAATGCAAGGCTTCACAACTGACACGGCAGACGGTACAAAGGAAGTATATTCGCTTATAAATGCGTTTAATAATTGCGACGGCGCGCTTGATAAACTGTACGGCATAAAAACCGATACACTGGAGGGATCAATCGCAACACTTAACAGTGCATTTGATGATATGAAAATATCAATCGGCGAAAAGATCGCTCCGACATTGAATGAAGCGGTTAAAAATCTGACAGCTAAAATGCCGGATATTGAAAATATTATTGTAAATTCATTGGAAAGAATAATACCCGTAATGTCAAAGATATTAAATTATGTTGTTGACAATGCGGATAGTATAATTTCAGCGGTAACGAATATTGCAAAAGCATTTATCGGTTTTAAGATTGCGGGCGGCGCAATTAAAGGTATAAACAATACTGTTGAGCTTATAAAGAATTTGTCAAAAATTACGGCAAAAACAGGGCTTACAAAAACGTTGACGGGGGTTATAGGATCATTAACGGGAATATCGACAGCGGGCGGCACGGTATCGGGTACGTTAATGGGATTGATAGGCTCTTTCGCGTCAGCAGTTGCCCCGGCGACATTAGCGGCGGCAGCTATTTTTGGAATAGCGGCGGCGGTTAATGCAGTACATAAGCACAAATTGAATTATGCAAGCGGTATGAATGAAGCCGCTGACGGTATTGAAAAAGCGTCTAATGCACTTGTTAAGTATAACGACATTGCGGCAGAAATCCCGACGCTTAGACAGATAATAAGCGACGGAAACAGTACGCCTCAAGAAGTGGAAACAGCAAAAGCGCGCTTACAGGAAATAGCGGATTTACTGTCAGAGGAATATAATTTGACAATAAATGCTGATACCTCATCGCTTGAAAATGCTGTTAATATGGCGCAACAATTAAGCCGTACAGACTTAATAAATGAAAGTAGTAATTTAATTAAGAAAGCGACAAAAGGTGCTGAAAGTTATAAAACCGATGTCGGAAAGATACCGGGACTTGAAGAACAGCAACGAACGTTACAAGATCAACAGGCTTTATATCAGAGTTTGCAAAGAACGGCTGAACAATACTACACGGCGTTTGAAAACGGACAGATTGACAACGCAAAATACTTGTCACAAATGAATGAATTATATAGCGACGCACAAAAAAGCGGTGCAATTACTGATACATTCGGAATAGGCGACAAGATAACAAATCAAAATTCAAGTGAATTTTTGCGGAAATTAAGTAACGGCTTCTTATCAACAACCGATAGTTTAAAAGGTGTCAATGACGAATTAAATCTCGCAAATAAAAATGTTACTGAATTTGACGACAGTACAAGAAAAGCAAGCGAATATCTTACACAGGCACTTGCAAGCGATGTCAAGGCTAATAATTCGTATGGAGCGGAAAGCGACATATCAATGATTGAAAATCTCGGCGCGGCGTTGGTGTCGGCGGGAAAGAATACAGATGAATTATCAACAAAATTCGCAACCGCAAAAACGGGTTATACAGATTTTGCGGAGGCAATCACTAACGGCAAAGCGGCGGAAATGTCGCAATACTTCATTGACTTCAAAAAGGCAATAGGTGATACAACTGAAAGCGCGGTATCGGGCGCGGCGGTTATTGCAAGCGGTTTTGAGAATGTAACAAATGCAACGGCGGCGGGCAATGACGCTGTATTATCCGTTATTGGAAATATGAAGTCTTTAGGCGAAGCGCAACATTTATTTGACGGTTTGGATAGTAGCGGCATAGCGGATAAATTAACAGATATGGCGCACGCTATGAACTTGATACCCGAAAATAAATCAATCAGTATTGACGCAAACGGTAATTTTGAAATCATCGCAGAGGCGGAAAATCAAATAGCAAGTTTACGGTCACAAGGGAATGTTAATGTTTCTGTAAATGCGAACGGTGATTTTTCTATACTAAATACCGTTACAGGTGAAATTCAAACGCTTCAAGGAATGGGAGCGACGAATTTACAGGTAAATGCAAACGATAACATTGATGTTTTAAATAAAGCGCAAGAGGTTATTGCGACTATTGACAGTAAAAGCGCACAAATCAACATTGACGGTCAAGCGTATGGATTGGATCAGATACAACAAGCAAAACAGACGGCGGACGGTTTACACGATAAATCAGTAACAGCGTCGGTTGTTGGCTCGTTTAACGGTCAAGATATTATTGCAACGGCTGTTGATTATCAATCAAAATTAAATGATGTAAGCAGATCGCAAACGGTAACGGGTAGATTTCCCGGTAAAAACGATGTTGCGACAGCTTTATCATATCAAAGCCGATTACACGATAAGAGCGTAACTTATACCGTAACATATACGCAAAAAGGAACGCCGCCCGCGAATAATGCAACGGGTACATCAAATTGGCGCGGCGGTTTAACGTATGTCAACGATCAGAACATAAGCGATCCGCGTGAGGTTATAGAACATAACGGTATGCGGTATTGGTATGAGGGTAAAAACATACTTGCTAATATTCCGCGCGGTGCAAAGATTTATAATGCGTTGCAATCAAGGGCGTTTATAAATGGATCACACCGTAACGGCTTAGAGCGTGTGCCGTTCGACGGATATATTGCGGAGCTTCACGCAGACGAACGCATATTGACAGACAGCGAGGCGAACGATTACAGGGAAAACGGCTTATTTGCACAAGCTATTGAACGCTTAAAAGAGTTTTTGGGCGGCGGCAAACCAAAGCCTCAAGACGACGACGGGGGCGGTGAAAAACAAGTAGTTTTTGCGCCTACATACAATGTATACGGAAATGCTGACAGAGAGGAAATTCGAGAGGGCGGCAGAATGGCATACAAAGACTTTAAAGCGTTTTACGAAAGAATGAAGCGCGACGAACGACGCAAAGAATTTTAAAAATATTCAAAATAAGGAGCGGTAAATAATGAGGGGCTATTATGTTGGTAGAGTATCAAACATAGATACTGAAAAAGGATATGTAAAAGTAACATATCCCGAATACGACAATACAGTTTCCGGGTGGTTGCCGCTTCTTGCTTTTGAATATCAAATGCCGGAAGTCGGCGCGCTTGTTGCAACGTTTCTTGATGATGAACACGACAACGGCGTTTGTTTCGGTAAAATATTTTCAAATGAACAAACACCCCCGGCGCATGGCGGATATAAAAAAGTTATTGACGACGTGGAAATCACAAAACAAAACGGCGTTTTTTCAATAAAGTTTGATGATGATAATTATATACGATTTAGCGGCGGAATAATGACGATAAAAGCCGACAAAGTAAACATCATTAACAATACGGAGGGTTAAAGATGATAAAAATACGAGATTGTGAAATATTGGATCTATTGCCGTATACATTTAAAACCCCGCGCCGTCAAGCGTTATCAAAGGCGTTTTTGAAAGTACGGGCGAAATGCTATGATACGATGTCGTCCGTGCTGTTTTGGGGCGACATAGAAAATGCAAACCCCGCATTATTGGACGCAATGGCGGCTGAATTGGATTGTGCTTTTTATTCAAGCGATATGCCTGTTGAACAAAAGCGGTCAATCATCGCGTCAACGTTTGAATACAATTCAAGAAGTGGCACGGTGTCAAGCATAACGGCGTTATTGGCGGCGGCGTTTGGTAATGGTAAAGTTGAAGAATGGTACGATTACGGCGGCGATCCGTATTATTTTAGGCTAACCGTTTCAAGTGCGCCGAATTTGTCAGTAAGCAAAACAGGCTACAAACTGCTTGAAAGCCGACTTGATAAAGTCAAGCCAAAACGAGCGAAATTAGAGGGTATAACCTTTAAACGTCTGATACAGAACAATATATATATTGGCATAGGCGTTGTAAAAACGTACAAAAAGTTTACTATTCCGGCGGGGCAACTCCCGGACGCTGAAAGGGGTTTTAACTAATGGATCAGCAAAATACAGCGATGAATTTAACGGCTGACGGCTTGAGGCTGTATAACAAGGTACAGCGCGGGGCGGCGACGCTTAATATTACGCGGATTGTAGTAGGCGACGGCGAACTTGCAGAAAATGAAACCGCATACGATCTTGTGGCATTAAAAAGAGCGGTTGAAGCGGTAACTGAAATTATTAACAATGAGGAAATAGGCGACGGCACGACACGGCTGACAATAAGAATTTTATCAAGTATAATTGATTATTATTTACGGGAAATCGGAATAATTGCGATTGATCCCGACGAGGGCGAAATATTATACGCTTATTGTAATTTTGGCGAATACGCCGACTACATACGAACATTTAACGGAGCGGTGGCGACAACACAGGAAATAGAGATATATATTCAAGTCGGTAACGCGCCGGATATGTTTGTAAATGTTACGGACGCTTTAATGGTAACGCCGAAAGATTTACGGGAACATACTGAAAATCAAAAAAATCCTCATAAAGTTACAGCTGAACAGTTAGGGTTAAACAAGGATTTGTTAGACACCATAACGCAACAGCGATTGAAAAATTATGATAGCGCGTTTAATGCGTCGCATTCGCACGCAAACGCCGCTATATTAAACGCAATAACGCAAGCCGTTATTGCGGGGTGGAACGCGGGATATTCGCACTCTATATCAAAAGGAAATCCGCATAATACAAGTAAAGCTGATATTGGCTTGGGTAATGTTACAAATGAAAGCAAAAAGACAATGTTTAATTCGCCGGAGTTTACAGGCACGCCGAAAGCACCGACAGCGACAGCGGGTACATCTACAAAACAGATTGCGACAACGGAATTTGTAATGTCATCAATACAAACGCTTGCAAAAACCGTGATTGACGGCACATATGCGATGTATCTTTTTAACAAAGATAATTACGGAACAGTTAATTCTCTCGGACGTAAAATAACATTGTCGCAGTATGAGAACGACGAAATATATAATTTACCCCCTCAATGGGTGGCGAAAAGTGTTAAATTGCCAAAAGATACAACAGCCCCCGTTATCAGTGGTGTTACAATAACATCAAATGACGATGAAACTATTTGTTATGAAATGCTATTGTATTCAAACGGTGAAATATGGTCGCGTCAAGCCCTTTTGTGGTGGTATCAAGGCGGCGCAACAGGGAATTACGGAGAATGGCAAAATAACGAGTGGGTAAATGAATTTGTTGCCCCGGACTATTTTAAAAATAATATTTAGGAGGTTTTACAATGGTAGAGATAACAGGACAAGAAGCGTTTACCATTCACGCGGAGGCGGACGAAATTTACAAGGTTACATATGCAACTAATACCGCTGTTGATTTTTATAATGATACGGGCGGCGATATTCGCATAAATACAACGGGTGAATTTTCGGACACTTCAAATGTGGGAAATTATTTTAAATTGCCGGACGGTGCAAGCTATAACGGTTTTCGTCCTTATGTCGGCGATACAACTGTATTTTATATACAGACAGAGGCAACGGGCGATATTAGCATAACACAAAAGGGGTGGTAATATGAGCTACAACACAAGAGGTAGTAAACTTTCAAAAGGAAATCTAAAAAAGCTCAAGGATCAAATGGCGGAGGATTTCGCAGACGCGGAAATTGACGGTGCAAGCGTGAACACTCCCGACACAGCCGAATTTGGTTATCGCTATATTGTAGCGGGGGACGGTCAAGCACTGTCAGACATTGAGTGGATAAAAAAGGAAAACGGCGTAACGCTGTACGGCGATGATACGGGGTTTTATTTCCGCGTCAATCAGACAACAGGCGCGTTTGAAAGCAGTTTTGACGATACATTCTTGGGCAAATTTACGCGTATTACAGACGAAAAAAACAATGTAATGGTACGCGTGCCGAAATTCTACATCAAGGAAGAATTTATCGGCGTGTATAAATACGTTTGGTTTTGCTAGGCGGAAAAAGACGGTTATCGTCCGGCGGGATTTTTTGCACGCCCCGACGGTAGCGTTTCTGATTATGCTTTTGGCGGAGCTTATGAAATGGGAAATTGTACGCCGGGCAAGAGTTTAAGCGGTATGCCTTATTCAAACGAAGATAAGCCGTATGATACAGGCTATACCCGCGCGCAATACAGAGAGGCGGCAAAGGCAAACGGCGCGGGTTATGGTTTAAGAACTGTCGCGCTGACGTGCGATTTGTTCCAAAAGCTAATGACGCTTGAATTTGGAACACGCGATATACAGGCTTATGTAGCGGGTATATGCACACTTGTTGACGGTCCGCACGATGAATATTACCCGGAATTGGAATACAGAACGGGAATGTGTGATAATGTACCGAATTTAAACGGTATAGCACTCATAACAAATAACGCGCCGGACGGTGAGCAGTATAATTTTAACGGTCAAACGGGGCTGAATTGCGGCGCAAATCCGTTTGTATGGCGCGGTTTTGAAAATCCGTTCGGCTGTTTGGAGGAATGGGACGACGGATTGAATTTTTACAACGGCGAGGCGTATGTAACAAACGATATGTCAATTATGGCGGAAAATACTGTTGAGGGGTATGAGAAACTAAACTATTCCGTTCTGACAGATAATTACGGCTATATTATGGCACAAGGATATGACGCACAACACCCGTGGGCGGCATTGCCGACAAAGGTTGATCCCGATATAGCAACAGGAACATATTTCGCTGACGATTGGGAACCACCCTATTCGGGATATTGCGTTTCGTCGGTTGGCGGCAATTACTACATTTACACTAGTTGCGGCGTGTTCGCGCGCTATGCTAACTATTATACAGCTAATAACAACAGTTACGTCGGCTCGCGCCTCTTTTACCTCCCGCCGGCGCAGACGGCGTAATGGAAGGGGGTTTCAAAAGGGGGAAACCCCGTTTCCCCCTTTGATAAAAAACGCAGTTTTTTCTATTGCCGCGCGACAGCGCGAATGGTATAATTAGCTTATGGGATTTTTACATCAGTGAGCGCGATTGTTACTATTTGCGTTTCGTCGGTTGGCGGCAATTACAACAATAACAATAATTGCGGCGTGTTCGCGCGCTATGCTAACTATAATACAACTAATAACAACAGTAACGTCGGCTCGCGCCTCTTTTAAGTCTATAAAATACATTGATGTAAAAATTCCTCCGCCCTTTGCGGAAAAACACAAGCTGTCGGAGGCTCGGTTTAGTAAATAATTGAAAGACCGATGAGGCTTTAAAAGAAACGGAGGATAACTATATGAAGCGCGTGGGATATTTGTATGAGGAAATCGCAAGTATTGAAAATTGCAGACGTGCGGTAATTGAGGCTTTTAAAAATAAAAAGCCGGAATTTAAGCGCAAAAACAAAAAATATCTTGCACATTCAGAAGAATATGCGCGGGTGTTATCCGAAATGTTGAAAAACAAGTCTTTCACTCCCGCACCGTACAGACAATTTAACTTGAAAGACGGGATCAAGAAAAAAGAACGCACAATATCAACAACAGTATTCTTTCCCGATCAATGCTTACATAGGGCTATATGTCAAGTGTTGGAAAAGGTTTTAATGCGCGGTGCATACTTTTATTCGTGTTCTTCCATAAAGGGGAAAGGACAGACCTTTGTAAAAAACAGTGTGCAGAGGTGGTTTAAAAAGGATAAGAAACATACAAAGTATTGTTTCAAATTCGATGTAAAACATTTTTATGAAAGTGTTGATAATAATGTTTTAAAGCGCAAATTACGCAGAGTTATTAAAGATAACGATTGCTTGGAGCTTTTAGACAAGATTATTGACAATTCGGAGGGCTTGCCGATAGGTACAATGTTATCGCCGCGTCTTGCAAATTTCTTTTTACAGGATTTCGATCATTATGTAAAACAAGAATGTGGGGCAAAGTATTATATTCGTTATGCTGACGATTGTTGTATATTCGCCTCAAGCAAGAGGGAGCTTCACAAAATGCGCGATAAAATCATTACATTTTTAAAGTATGAGGGCTTACAGCTTAAAGGCGATTGGCAAGTATTTTTAGTGTATGGCGATTGGAAGAAAAAACGGCAAATTAAGCGTATCGGGCGTAGGGTTGATTATTGCGGGTATGCGATGTCGCACGTCAACACGACATTAAGAAAAAATATATCATTACGGGCTATGAAGAATTGCCGTAAATTACAAGCCGGACGTTTTACAATAAAACGCTGTCGGCGGTTTATGGCATATAACGGTTGGTTGAAAAATTCAGACAGCCGGGGATTTCAAATAAAATATTCGGACAATGTTTATGACAGGGCAAAGGAGGTTATAAGCAACTATGACAGGGAAAAAATGCACAATGGCGGTCAAGCCGTCCATTGTACAAATTAAAGAATTATCAAGCGGGTTGTATGATGTACAGATAAGCGATGATATACAGGCGGTCAACATCAACCGCAAAAATCGTGAAACGGGCAAAATTGAGGAAACGCCGGGTTATTCTTTTGTGCTTTACGCCGGAGTTGTAGAAACAACAGAACGCGAAAAGTTTATCTCGGAATGTATACACATTCGTTACAGTATTGATGATGAAATTGCATTGATACACAAACATTCGCTTTCCGCTGATAATGCTGAATATACGGCATATCAGAATTTGAGAACAGCAATAAAAGAAGTAGCGGCGGAGTATTTCAGCAAGGAGGCGGCTTAAATGAGAAATGCGTGGTTGAAAAAGTTAGGCGAAAAAGCCTATGCTTATACACATTCTGACGCGGTACATATGAGCGGCGGCGGAAATCTCACAAATAAAATAAAAGAAATAATTACAAAATTAAACACACATCATCATCAAATGTCCGAAATTAACGATTTTGATATTACAGTAACGGAAGCCGCCCGAAAGGTTGTATCTGAAAATGCCGCGCCAAAATCACACGCGACAAATTCGCAGAAATACGGCGGCGCGTCGGGTAGTAATTACGGACACGTCAGAACGGCGGGAAATGCAAGCGGAACAAATCAATATGTTGTACCATTTTCAACGCAGTTTTCGGCGGCGCAAACAACATTAAATAATTCAAGTATGCTTTATAACGGTGTATATGCGGTACGCTTTACGGGAGCGGCAACGGGCGCACCGTCCGGGCTTGTAAGCAGTACAACATATTATGGAACAATATTTACAATGAATTATCAGCAAACGGGCGGTGTCAATTCAACATACGGAGTTACACAAATACTTTCAATTCCGAAAATCGGAAAAATGTATTGTAGATTTCCTACATCAACATCGGCATATGGTAGTTGGGTTGATTTAACAACAGTTGCGAGCGGTTACGCTTGATAAATATAAATGGAGGTAAGTAATAATGGAAAAGATTATAGATAAAATGAATTGGCTATGGGCGGGGATTGTTACGCTTTTAAGTACGATTTTCGGTGTGCATTGGTATCTATTTGCGGCGTTTTTGGTACTAAATGTAGTAGATTACATAACGGGTATTATAAAGGCGCGGTATACCAAAACGGAAAACAGCAATAAGGGCTTAAAAGGAATTATAAAAAAGGTTGCTTATTGGCTGATAGTAGGCGTGGCGTTCTTCCTTGCTTATGCCTTTGAGGATTTAGGCACGATTATCGGTATCAACTTAGGTTTTACAATCTTGATAGGTTGGTTTGTACTCGGAACATTTATAATAAATGAAATCAGATCAATACTTGAAAATCTTGTTATGATAGACGTTGATGTTCCGGCGTGGCTTGTTAAGGGCTTAGAGGTTGCAAACGATAAAATCAATAATGCGGCGGGAGGCGGAAACAATGACGGCGATTGATAAAATTATAAAGATAGCTGAAAATGAAGTCGGCTATTTGGAAAAAGCAAGCAATTCACAGCTTGACAGCAAAACAGCAAACGCCGGAACGTCAAACTATACAAAGTATTGGCGGGACATCAAGCCCGAATATCAAGGGCAACCGTGGTGTGCGTGTTTTATAACGTGGCTTATGGTAAAAGCCTTTGGAATGGACGCGGCGCGTAAATTATTAAAGCATTATCCGTATGTTTATTGTCCGTCTATGAAAGGGTTATTTGCTCTTAATGCAAATCCGAAACGCGGTGATATAGTGATATTTTACCGTAACGGCACATTTACGCATACGGGGCTTGTAGTAAGCGTAAACGGTGATCGTTTTACCACGATAGAGGGTAACACATCTGGAGGCAGTACAATTATAGCAAATGGCGGCGGCGTTTGCAAAAAGAGTTATTGCAATTCAAAATTACCGGGGACAAAGTTTTGTACACCCGATTACAGCATAATAAAAGAAACGGAGGAATTGACAGTGGCACAGTATGAGGATTTAAAAAAATTGATTGACGCACAGGCGGCGGAAATTACAGCGTTGAAAGACGCAAACGAAAAATTGATGAATGTTGTTGAAAGCACATTTATTTACAATTATAATGATAAGAATGTTCCCGAATGGGCGCGCGAAGCGTTGACGGCGGCTATTGAGTGCGGAGCGGTACAGGGTGATGAAAACGGCGAGCTTCACTTGAATTATAAAGATTTAAGGAATATTGTCCGTGAATATCGTTGCGGAATGTATGACGCGGCGTAATGTGGAACGTATGAATATACATCATCTATAACATCTCAATCAAATTGAAAGGTGATGTATAGTTATGAATAGCTTTATACCGTGGATTGGCGGTAAAAGAGTTTTAAGAAAACGCATTATTGAGGAATTTCCAAAAGACATTGAAAGATATATTGAAGTATTCGGCGGCGCGGGTTGGGTGCTGTTTGGTAGTGATAAACACGCGCCGTTTGAGGTTTTTAATGATATTGACGGCGATTTGATAAATTTATACCGTTGTATAAAATATCACGCTCCGGCATTGCAGGAGGAATTAAAATATATAATACATTCGCGTGAAATCTTTAAAAGCTACATTTCACAGCTTCACGCAGAGGGTTTAACAGACATTCAGCGCGCGGCGAGGTATTATATAATTATTCGTGGCAGTTTTGGAGCGCAAAAAGAAAGTTTTGCAACAGATGTTACAAACTTATCGGGAAAAATTGATTACTTGTTGAAAATACAGGATAGATTGCAGAAAGTTGTTATTGAACATAACGATTTTGAAAAATTGATAAAAACATATGATAGACCGGGCGCGTTATTCTATCTTGATCCGCCGTATTATGCGGCAGAAAAATATTACAACGGTAAAAAGTTTTCTCTTGCAGATCACGAACGATTATTAAATACATTAAAAGGTATAAAGGGCAAGTTTGTTTTGTCTTATAACGCCGACGATATTATATTGGAAATGTACAAAGATTTTAATATAATTCCTGTAACGCGTTTTAATCAATTATCGTCAGCGTCAAACAATACGGAATATAAAGAAGTAATTATCAAGAATTTTTAAAATATCGTATTCCGATATAAAATATCAAAATACGGTATTCTATAACAAATTGTGTTATTATATAACGCGAGGTGTTATAGATGATAAAAATTCATCTTGCGAAATTACTCGGTGAGAGGAAATGGACGCAAAAACAGCTTGCGGATATAACAGGCATACGCCCGAATACAATAAATCAAATGTATCACGAATTTATTGACCGCATAAATGTTGAACATATAGACAAAATATGTGAAGCGTTTGAATGTGAAGTGGGCGATCTGATTGAATATATCCCGAATAAAAAACATTGACTTTTGCAGAGTGAAAAACAAAACAGCCGGAGCGGGTTTATTCCTCCGGCTGTTTTTGTTTTTTTATTTTACAAGATTGTCGGGTATATCATCTTCCGTTACTTTGCGATCACGCGCAATTTGCTTTAATTGTAAGTATGGACATTGTGTATAATCTGCATATTTTTCACTTTCAGCGCAAACAAAACAACCTGCGCGTATGCAATTTCTGTTTACAAAACTTGCTATTTCTGATTTTGTTAAGCTCATATTATCATCACCTTTCATTTTAATTATAAACGATTATAATAGACCTCCTCGGAAACTAATTCCGGGATTCAAAATTAATGATACCACAGATCAAATTCAAACGCAGATAGTGACGAATTCTGCGGTTACGATAGGGATATTTCATAAT